GGGCATCGTTGGTGGATGTGTTGCGGGATGATTGCGACATGGACTTTGAGCAGGCCAGTGGCGTTCACATTGAGCAGGGCATTGCGTTGATTAACGAGGTGTTGGATTACGACACGGAGCAGAGCTTGTCGGTGGTGAACGAGCCGAAGCTGTATATTAGCAGTGAGTGCGGCAACTTGATTGATTGCATGAAGGAGGCAACGCCTGCGGGCGGTGAGAAAAATGCCTATAAAGATATGACTGACTGTATGAGATACTTGATGCTGTTCCGTCCAGAGCATGTGACGGACACCAGTTTTGCTGCGGTTGGAGGAGGGAGCTATTGATTATGGTTATTGAAGAATACCCCCCGTTGTTGACCCGCTCGCAAGCGGCTGAGTTGACGGGGTTGAGTGCAAAATATTTGGACAAATTGAGGCTAAACAATGCGGTGCGCGTCTATACCTTGGTGGGTGGATCGCAGCATCGTTTCTATCGGGACGAACTGTTGGAACACGTTGGCCTAAAGGAGAATAGAAATGGAGAACACTGACGCATTAGCGAAACACACGGGAGGGCCGGATGTTCCTGAGTTGATACAGGAGTTTCGGCGGAGCATGGACGAGGGCTTTACCCTTGAGCGTACCAGTGCGGCTGACAAGGCCCGCTATATGCGATGGGATGGGCAGAGCGACGATGGCAAGAAGCATGACGCCAACTTGCCGGAGGGGAACCAAGCGTTTCCTTGGGATGGAGCGAGCGACACGCGCATTCCGTTGGTGGACAGTATCATCAACGACTGCGTGGACATGTTGACAACCTCTGCCAGTCGCTCGCAGTTATCGGTGAGTGGCACGGAAGTGGGCGACCTTGAACCGGCTGGGGCAGCGACAACTCTAATGAACTGGGTGCGCAACAACATGCACAACACACTGGGAAGTGAGAGTGAGTTGTTGGGGCAGTACATGATGTCCTATGGATGGAGTGCGGCGTTTGTGGGTTGGGAGCAGCAGAGTGCGTTGAAGACGCAGACGTTGACCTTGGAAGAGGTTCATGCGATGGCGGCACAGTCTGCGCCGGACTCACTGATGGCTTCCCTGCCGGGGATGATTAACGAACCGGAACGTGAGAGTGAAGTTGCGGGAGTGGTGCAGGACTATGTTCCGGGCATGAAGAAGTGGGCAGCACGCAAGGTGGTGAAGGACTTGCGCGAGACTGGGCAGGCGGAGTTTCCGGTGCCCTACATCTGTCGCAACGCGCCCAGTGTGACGGCGTTGAAGCCTTATGATGATGTGTTGTTTCCGCCGGAGACGATTGACTTGCAGAAGGCGCGGGTGATCTTCCGCAGACAATTCATGTCCGAGGTGGAGCTACGCGCCAAGGTGACTGACGAGGGTTGGGATGCCTCCTTTGTTGATGAAGCTGTGCAGACGGCAGGCAAGAGCTTGGGGATCAATGATGTGAGTCGTGCGCTCAGTGCGTTGACGGACAGCACTATTGAGCGGCGGGATAACTTGGTGGAAATTGTATGGGCTTATACGCGCCAGTTGGACAGCAATGGCGTGCCCGGTATCTGGTACACCATCTTCTGCCCTCTACTTTCCAACAACGAGGGAGAGCCTAGCTTGTTTGCGAAGCATGAGATGTTGGATTACGCGCACAACGAGTATCCGTTTGTGTTGTTCCGCAGGGAGCATGTGGCGCGGCGGGTTACGGAGAGCCGTGGTGTTTCTGAGATTGCCCGCACATGGCAGCAGGAGATCAAGGCGCAGCGGGACAGTGTGTTTGATTCGACCAGCTTCGAGACGCTGCCGCCGATTCAGGTGAGCAAACGTTTGGGCTTGGCAAACAAGATTGGCCCTGCGGTGCAGTTGCCGGTGACACGCGCTGGAGACTATCAATTCCTGCAACCGCCGAGTCGCCCACCGCAGACTGCCTTTAGTGTTATGGACGCGGTGCGTCAACAGGCTGACGAATACTTTGGTCGGCCCAACGCGCAAATCCCGCAAGTGGTAACGCAGTTGAAGCAGCAGCGCATGGTGAACCAATGGTTGCGTGGATGGACTGAGGTGTTCCGCCAAGTGTTCCGTTTGTGCATCCAATACTATTCACTGGAAGAACTGGTGCGAGTTACCAGTGCGCAGGCGGCACAGGTGATTAGCCATGACGCAGCGCGTTATGACTTCGTGCTGAAGTTCAACGTGGCGGAACTGGACAGCGACTTGGTGAAGTCGAAGCTCGATGCGATCAGCACGATTGCCACCACGCTGGATGCGGCTGGGCGTATTGACAAAGTAAAACTGGTGGACAAGGCGTTGCGTGCGGTGGCCCCGGAAGCGGCGGATGAGATGCTGGTGGACGAGGCAGCGGCTTCGCAGAAGATGTACAACGATGTGAAGCGCGACATTGCGCAGATGTTGTTGGGCTTTGAAGCGAGCTATGCGGATGCGAGCAACGATCCTGCTGCGGGCAGTAAGATGCAGATGGCGCAGGAGATAGCTGGCAGCAATCCAAGAGTGCAGCAAGCGATGGAGGGCGACGAGATGTTCCAGCAGTTAATGAAGCGGTACATGGAGAACCTGCAAATGGGTGTAATGCAGCAGCAGAACAAGCAGATAGGTCGCATTGGCACCAAGCCGATGCAGGCGGGTTAAGCTATGAACGAAGTAAACTGGAACGCCTTCCAATGGGATGGGCACAACGAATTGTGGGAAGAGGTGCTGGCTCAACTGGACGCCTTCCACGTTGCAGAAGTAGAGGTGTTGACTTCGCCGGACTTATCGGCGGAGCAACGCCACTACGTTGCAGGCAGAGCAGCAGCCATATCGGAGTACCGCGACCACCTAAAGAGCCTGCGGAACGCTGCTGAAACAAACAGAAAATAATACCCAACGTTACCCAACGTTACCCAACCTTACCCTGCGTAAAAGCGGGGTATTTTTTTTGGGAGCATCTTCGCATCTAATCATTATTGGCACGGTGTTTCTGCGTATCACGGTGTCCTGAGAAAACCAAACGCTGCTTTGATAAACGGAGCTTCTTGCGGCTCCCCAAAATGCATGGCTGACAACAATGAAGGGTCAACGGAAAGCCCTAACAAAACCGTGGAACCGCAAATTGACTTGGATCAAGAGAGCTTGGCTTCGTTGCTAAAGACAACTCTTGAACGAGATGAACAGCCGGAACCTCAACCGGCTAATGCGGAAGAACAAAGTGAGGAAAGTGAACAGTCCGACGAAGCCTCTGTGAGTGCAGAGGGAGAAGCGGACAACGATCTTTCCGAAACTGAAACGACTGAGGCGGAGGCTGAACCAGCCGCCAACGAGGTAGAGGACGAGCAGGACGGTTTAGCACCGGACGTTCAAGAGAGTGTAAACAAGCGGATCGGCAAGGAAGTCCGTAAGCGCAAGGAAGCAGAAGAATCCGCAGCAGAGGAAGTAGCGGAACTGAAGCAGAAACTTGCGGAAGCGGAGGCGCGTGCAGCAGAGGTTGGGGAACCAGTTGCGCCACTGCCCACGGACGAGAATCCTTTTGCGCACCTGCAAACAGCAGAGGATGTGCAGAAGGAACTCTTACGAGCCGAGCAGACCTTGGAGTGGGCAGAGGACAACCCGGACGGGGCGTACATCACCACCAAGGAAGGCGAGCAGGAGTTTACACAGGAAGACGTTCGGGAGATTCGGAAGAAGGCAGCGCGGGCGATTCGGAGACAGCTACCGGATCAAATGAAGTTCATTCAGACCCGTGAATCCTTGGAGCCGGATGTGCTTAAAGCGTACCCGTGGTGGAAGGACAAGGCGAGTAGCGAATACCAGAACGCGCAAATGGCCATTCGGGAGTTTCCCGAACTAATGACCAAGCCTAATTACAAGTTGATTGTTGGCGATGCGCTGGTGGGGCAGGCAATGCGGTTAACTCAGGGGAAAAAACCCGCGCCTGTTAAAGCAACTCCCAAGGCACCATCACAGCCTACGGCACCGGCAGCGGAACCTGCGCCGGTAGACCCGAAGGCGGCTCGTTCAGCTTCTGCCCGCAAATCGTTTCAGGAAACAGGAGGGGTCGATGAGTTGGCAGAACTAATCAAGCTGAATTTATAGCTTGGGAAAGGAGCTAAAATGGCTTCACTGTTAGAAAAAGATCAAATCGGCAAACGCGAAGATTTAGCCGATTACATCGCCCTCGTCGATGCTCACGATTGTCCATTGGTCAGCGGAGCGAAGAAGGGAGCAAAACCGGGTAACACACGCATGGATTTCCAAGCGGATGCCTATGCAGACGCGGTGACTACCGGAACCGTGGACGGAACCGATGTGGGTTCTAGTGATTACCAGAACCCCGGTGAGAACCGTGCCATTCTGAGCAACTACGTTCAAGTGCATCGTCGTTCCATCCGCGTCAGCCCGCTGGCTCTTGAGATCAGCAACGTAGCTGGCATCAACGATGAGATCGCCAATGGCATTGCCAAGAAACTGGTCGAGATCAAGCGCGACATGGAGAAGTCCTACCTCTCCGCCAATGACGCGCAGGCCGATGACGGCACCAACGCTTATCTGACCAAGGGCTTGGCCACTTGGATCAGCACTAGCGGTGGTTCCGTGCTGCAAGTTCCGGCTGCATTCCGCACGCCGACTGCGAGCATCGAGACGACTGCCACCACGGCGGACATCACCGACACTACCGTTCAGGATGTGTTGGCGAGCATCTATTCCGAGACTGGAAGCATCAAGAATTTCACGATGCCTCTGGGTCGCACCCTCAAGCGGGCCTTTACGGATCGCCTGACGGGCACGCGCTCGGTGACTGATGCGAGCAACAACATTGCCGCTACCCAAGTGCGCACCTTCTCGCCTCAATCGGGCAAGAAAGTGACATTGGCCGTCGATTTCTTCGAGGGCGACTTTGGTTCGGTGGCTTTGGTGCCGGATAACTTCATGCCCGCGCAGACCGATGGTTATGTGCTGGACATGGACGGCATCGAAATCCGTTACGGCAAACTGCCGGAGGTGAAGGAACTGCCCGACAGCGGCGGTGGCCCAATCCGCATGGTGGAAGCTGTGGCTGCGTTGGTGGTGAAGAACCCGCTGGCGCACGGTAAGTTCGACTTGGCGAGCTAATCCCGACAAGGATGTTAGAACACGCTATCAACTCGCTGCCGGGGGAGTTACGGGACGCAGTAGCCGCCCGCCTCCGGCAGCGAGTCTTATCGCAATGTGACCAAGCCTTCGCGGACGCGGCGGTGATTGGTTCCCAAAACAACTCCCGCGCCTACCGACATGTGGAGGGCATGGGTGAAATGAAAGCCAGCATCCCTGCGACAGCCTACCATTACTGGGGGCAACGCGAAGGGTACGATGTGTGGCAGGACAAAAAGTTTATGAAGAAGTACCGTGAAGATAATCCCGATGTGAAGGTGAACACGGTATCTGATAAAACCCAAGTGGGGTACACGGGCAACGGCTTCTATCGGGTTGGAGCGGGTCGCACCATAAAGGTATATAAATGAGAAAGCTGACCTTTAAGAACGTGCTTTACGGTGTGGCCCAGTTGGCAGGGCTTGATCGGGATAATATATCGACAAGCG